GTATGTGTCAATTGCAGTAGGCATCCTGTTATGATGCTCGGAAATATTGTGGTAACTTTAGCAATGTCACCCCCTACTGTAATATTATTTATACAAATGGTATTCAACCTTCTTTACTTATGGTTACAAAGAAAGTATTATAAATACTATTGAATAACGGAGGCCGTATGGTGTATAGTAAAGAGGTAGTAGAAAGATTTGAATCAGTATTAAAAAATCCAGAGAAACACGCAGTAGGCAGATTTGATCCTAATGATCCAGATGTTGCCACTGGAATGACAGGAGCACCAGCATGTGGAGACGTCATGAAGTTAGATCTCAAATTAGATCCGGAGACGGATACAATTTTAGATGTAAAATTTAAGACTTATGGTTGTGGCTCAGCAATAGCAAGCTCAACAATGTTTGTAGACATGCTTAAGGGTAGAACTATTGATGAAGCTAAGCTTATTAAAGATAGAGACATAGCTAAAGCACTTGATTTACCACCTATTAAGTTACATTGTTCTGTATTAGCAGAAGCTAGTATAAACCAGGCAATAACTAATTGGGAAGAGAAGAAACATAGAAAACACAACGGAGGACCCGATTGAATATAGATTTCACTGATGATGCAATGATAAAGGCGATAGAGAAAGTGGAAAGAAATAAAAGAGCAGGCATACGTTTTGCCTTAATGGGTGGTGGTTGTGCAGGATTTCAATATGAATTTGATTATGCGGACGAGCCACAAAAAGGAGACGTTGAAATTGATTATGGTAAATTCAAGATGTGGATATGTCCTATGTCAGAAATGTATTTAGATGGAACAATTATTAGTTGGAAGAAAGAAGGATTAAATGAAGGTTTTGAATTTCATAATCCAATGGAACAAGCTTCTTGTGGTTGTGGTGTATCAGTAGGATTTTAAATGGCAAAGATTTGGAGATCAACATTAAGTAGACTAAATGTACATAAAAGAAAGTCTTCGTCAATAGGACAAGGCGGAAGAGGTAGAAAAATAAAAATATCAACTTCAACGATGAATAAGCATAAGAAAAGAAGTCATAAGAAATACAGAGGACAAGGTAGATGACAACAACGAACATAACAAACGTAACAGAGGCAAGCTGGGATAGTAGAAACCCTAATGAACTAGACTATTTACGTCCTAATGCTTTTAAATTTCAAGTTCATAACATTCCTAACGTATCTTACTTCTGTCAAGCAGCAAACATTCCAGAAATGAACCTACCACCTGCAGTATTACCGACACCACTTGTTGATATACCTTATGCAGGAGAGAAATTAGATTTTGGTGTATTAATGATACGTTTCTTGATACAAGAGGACATGAAAAATTATAAAGAGTTATATGATTGGATGATTGGATTAGGATTTCCAGAAGATCATGAGCAGCATACAAAGTTTGAAGAGTCTCAAAGTTATAGATTTCCAGATGTTGAAAAGAAACCATTCATGTCTTCAGATGCTACCTTATTTCTATTAGATTCAAATAACAATCCAATTACTAATATTATATTCAGAGATGCTTTTCCTGTTAGTTTACAGGGATTAGATTTTGAAATATCTACTGGGAACACAGACTATATGGTTGGTGTTGCCATGTTTAGATACAGGGACTTCTTAATTGAAACAACAACACCGCCTGTGGCATTTGTACCCACTAATGTAGGACCAACTATTACATCGTCTGCTTATTTCTGGGCAGCAGAGAACCAAACAGCAATTGGTACCATTGTAGCTACCGATCCTGAAAATAATACCCTAACTTATAGTATAGCTGGAGGTGATGCAAGCTCCATGAGTATAAATTCATCAACAGGAGTATTAATATTCAGCTCAGCACCAGATTATGAAACTAAGAACAGTTATACAACAACAGTTAGCGTCACAGATGGCACAACAACAGTAAAACAAGACATTAATATTACAATTACTGACGTTTCCGGCGCATAACGGTATTATTATTACTTGATTCTTAGTTAGAAATACTCTATACTTATGTTATGATTAAATTAAATGAAATACAAGAAATGTGGCAGGAAGACTGCAAAATTGATGAGTTAAATCTGGGTCAAGAGTCTACTAAAATACCAGAACTACATTCCAAGTATTTAGGTATGTTATCCACGTTCAAATTACAGTTACGAAAAAACAAATCAAACCTATTAACCCTAAGACGTCTCAAGTGGAGATATTATCGAGGAGAATTGACTCAACAAGAACTTAATGAGTTTGGTTGGGATCAGTACCTAGGCAATGCTCCTTTAAATAATCAAATGAATGACTTCTTAGATACAGATCCAGATGTTATAACATTAACAGATAAAGTAGAGTATATAGACACTTGTATAACCCTATTAGAGGGTGTTATGAGGTCCTTAAATAGCCGTTCCTTCGATATTAAAAACGCTATTGAATGGACCAAGTTTACTAACGGCCTTTTATAGTGAGAAAAAAATGACGACCTTTTTGGAGCAAAAAAAGTTTTGATAAAAGTAAGACAAAAGGATTCAGTATATTTAAAAATAGATACAGACATGAGTACTGATCAAGAGATATGTGACTTCTTTACTTTTGATGTTCCAGGCGCTAGGTTTATGCCACTATATAGAAACAGAATGTGGGACGGTAAAGCAAGACTATATAGTTTATACACCAAGGAATTATATGTAGGGTTACTACCTTACTTAAAAGAGTTTGCCAACACATTAGAATATGATATAGAATTAGACATAGATAAAATTGGCGAACAAACAGACGTAAAATTATTAACAGACTCATTAAGGTTACATGCTAATGGAAAAGCGATTCAAATTAGGGACTATCAGAGGGACGCAGTTGATCATTGTATTAAACAAGGTAGATCTTTACTTCTTTCTCCCACTGCTAGTGGTAAGTCTCTTATTATATATTCTCTTGTAAGGTATCACCAAGCAAGAGGACGTAAGCAACTTATTGTAGTACCAACAACATCATTAGTAGAACAGATGTATGGTGATTTTGAGGACTATGCTAGTGCAGACCCGTGGAAAGTTTCAGAAAACTGTCATAGAATATATGGTGGCAAAGATAAGACTAATGAATGGCCAATAACTATTAGTACATGGCAATCAATATACAAGTATCCAAAAGCATGGTTCAAAGACTTTGATGTATTCTATGGCGATGAGGCTCATTTATTTAAGGCTAAATCCCTTACAACTTTAATGAATAAATGTACTAACACACCCTATAGGATCGGGACTACGGGTACACTAGACGGCACAAAGACTCATAAATTAGTATTGGAAGGAACATTTGGACCAGTACATAAGGTTACTACAACTAAAAAATTAATGGATGATAACCAATTAGCTAACTTAAAAATTGTTTGTTGTACATTAAATTATAAAGATGCTGAAAAGAAAGATATGAAAAAGAAAACATATCAAGAAGAGATAGATTGGCTTGTTACTAACCCTGAACGTAATGAAATTATTAAAAACCTAACCAAAGCACAAGACGGCAATACATTATTACTATTTCAGTTCGTAGAAAAGCATGGACAGGTGTTATACAACATGCTAAAAGATGAAGATCGTTCTGTGTTCTTTGTCCATGGAGGCACTGACACAGAAACTAGAGAAGAAATAAGAGCATTAACAGAAAAAGAAGAAAACGCAATTATAATTGCCTCATATGGCACATTTTCTACGGGTATAAATATAAGGAACCTACATAATATTGTCTTTGCCTCACCAAGCAAAAGTAGAATTAGAAACTTACAGTCAATAGGTAGAGGACTTCGTAAAGGAGACAAAAAGGTTGTATGTAACTTGTTTGATATTGGAGACGATTTATCATGGAAGTCTCACAAGAACTATACATTAAATCATTTAATAGAAAGGATTAAACTTTATAACGAAGAAGGGTTTAATTATAAATTGGTTAAAATAAATGTCTGAACAAATAAGTATCGTTAAACTAATGGATGGATCAACTCTTGTTGGCAAAATTAGTTATGGAGATGACGTAGTGAATATAGAACATCCTATAGAGCTAGTACCACAAATTATGCCTACACCACAAGGTATATTGGGAGAGTCTATTAATTTACGTCCATGGATAGCAGTATCAGAAGAGCAAATATTTTCTATAGAAAAAAGAAATGTTATTACAGTAGCAAACTTACAAGAAAATTTTGTTCCTGGTTATTATAGAATGGTTAAGTCTATATATTTTAATACACCGGACTGGAGAGGGGACTTTATAGAAGAAGATCCTATAGAATCCAGAGAGGAACCTGAATTAGACTTAGAATTATTGGAGGAATTAGCTAACGCTGTTCTTGAAAAGAAAATACATTAGGAGTATATTATGGCAAAAAGGAGAGACCCTAACTCGGCTCACTATATAAACAACAAGGAATTCCTTGAAAAGATAAGCGCGTATAGAGAAAAGAGATTAGAAGCTGAGGCATGTGGGGAACCAAAACCACAAGTCACAAACTATATAGGTGAGTGCTTTGTTAAAATAGCAAACCACTTGGCCTTCAAATCAAACTTTGTAAACTACACATTTAGAGATGAAATGATTCTAGATGGTATTGAAAATTGTCTTACATATATGGACAACTTTGATCCAGCTAAATCTAAAAACCCTTTTGCGTACTTTACACAAATCACATACTACGCTTTCATTAGACGTATCCAAAAAGAGAAACGTCAAATGGAAACTAAATTTAAATACATTAAGAGTCTAGATATAGAACAAATTTTAGCACAAGGCGCTGATGGTTCAGAACATTCCAACGAATATCTTAGTTATATGAGAGGAATTATTGAACAGCTTGAAGCAGACAATGTAAAGGCAGATAAAGCCCAAGAAGGTAAAAAGGTTACACCACGTCGTCCAAAATATTTAGACAAAAAAATTAGGGAAGAAGAAGAAAAGGCAAAACGGGCAAGTAAGTAATTGACAATTGGTTGTTTGATCATATATAATATCACATAATGAAACTTAGATATTCGGAAGTATTTTATAGCATACAAGGTGAAGGAAGATTCGTAGGTGTTCCTAGTATATTCTTACGAGTCTTTGGTTGCAACTTTGAATGTAGAGGTTTCGGACAAGAAAGAGATAACATAATACCTGTAGAGGAAATGCCATACTTTACAGATCCTAGGGCAGATAAAAACCACCCAGAAGCATACAAAGCCATAGAAGAATTACCTGTTACACCTGTAGGGTGTGATAGTTCTGCGAGCTGGGCTATGAAATATAAACATTTACAATTAACAGAGACACTAGAAGAAGTTTTTGATCGTATTGTTAAACTATTACCTAACGGCAGGTTTGATGAGGCGAACGACATCCATTTAGTCATAACAGGTGGAGAACCTCTATTGGGTTGGCAAAGGTGTTGGCCAGCCCTATTAGAGATGTGTAAAGGAGTTGGTTTAAAAAATGTTACTTTTGAAACTAACGGGACACAAGATTTACAACAACAATTAATAGATTATTTTAATGAAACAAGCGAGGATATACATGTGACATGGAGTACATCACCTAAATTAAGTTTGTCAGGTGAAGAGCAGTTTGATGCATTGGTTCCAGAGGTTTTATTAGGAATGCAGAAGGTTTATAACAGTCATTTATATAATAAATTTGTAGTCAGAGATATGGATGACTTTAAAGAAGTAGATGAGTTTGTTCAGGCATATACAGAAGCAGGAGTTAAGTTAGACGCTGTTTATTGTATGCCAGAAGGAGCTACATTAGAACAACAAACATTAACAGAAAGAGATGTTGCTGAAGCATGTATGCAAACAGGGTATAAGTTTAGCCCTAGACTACACATAACATTATTTGGTAACGCATGGGGCACATAGATGAAGAATAAATTATTAGAATGGATGGATAAAAAGGCAGGAGGCACAACGGAAAGTGAAATCTATCAAAGCAGATGGGTATGGTATCATACAATACTTGCTTTTGAAATATTTTTAACAAATATTTTATTGATAGCAATACTAATGGTTTTAGCAATTAAATTATGAATAAGAGACAGAAGCAAGCACTTAAAGAATCGTTGGTTACAGTTTTTACAGGGTTAGTAATTAATTGGCCTATTAGTGTGATGCTTTTATATCTTTTTATTGATGTATTAGCTTTATCAACCTTTACAGTATCAATATTATTAACAGGTTGTTTTACATGTATTGCAATTATTAGAGTTTTCGCTATTAGAATGTGGTTTACAAAATGACAGACAAAATTTATATAGGTTGGAAGGAAATGCACAAAATATGTATCCTTTTAGCAGCAAGAATTAGTGAGAGAAATTATAAAAAAATTGTAGGTATCAGCAGGGGCGGCCTTGTTCCAGGAGTTATATTATCCCAGGCATTAGACATTCCTTTTGAACCTTTACAATGGCAAACTAGAGATGGCCACAATAAAGATACCCTATCAGTAGCATTAATGTCAACAGAAGATCCAAACGATATTTTATTTGTAGATGATATATGTGATAGTGGTTTAACAATAAAACAAATTAGAAATGTCTTTCCAGAAAGTCAATGGGCTGTACTTTACTCCAAAAAGGGTGACATGGGTATTGACTTTGAAGGCGAAAGACTCTATAATGATAGTAGATGGTTAGTATTTCCATGGGAGAAGAAATGAGTACAAGTGAAAAAATAAGGCAGAGGCTGGAAGTAGACGGTAAACGCTATTACGCAGCTGATAACATATCAAAATACCTTAGTCCAACTGAAAAGTCAGACTTAATAGATGAACTGACTGAAAAGTTTGAAGGTGTTTTAGATACATTAATTATTGATAGGCAAAATGATCCTAATAGTATAGACACAGCTAGACGTTTAGCAAAAATGTATATATTAGAAATCATGGGTGGTAGATATGATAACGATCCTAGGATAACAGCATTTCCTAATGATGGAAAGTATGATCAATTGATTGTAGTTAGAATGGATATTAAGAGTATGTGTTCACACCATCATCAACCTGTCAGTGGTGTATGTTATGTGGCGTGTATGCCAGGAGAAGAAGTAATTGGACTGTCTAAATATACTAGAGTGGCACAGCATTTAGCATCACGAGGTCACTTACAAGAAGAATTATGTGAAATGATAGCATACAGAATTGAGAAACTTACAAAGTCTAAGGCGGTAGGTGTTTATATTAAGGCAAGACATGGGTGTTGTGAAAATAGAGGCATCAAAGCTAGTAATAGTAGCACACAGACAACAGTTTTAAAAGGTGAATTAAAAACGAATCCTTCATTAAAAGAGGAGTTCATGGACAACATTAAGTTGCAGGAGATGAACGGTGGACATTTATAGCAGACAAGTAGTATTAGATTTAGAAACACTTTCTACTAGATCCAATGCAGCTATTGTATCAATTGGTGCAGTAGCTATTGAGAATTTAGAAATAGTAGATGAGTTTTATGTGAATGTAGATGCAAAGACATGTAAAGAAGCAGGCCTACATATAGATCCACTAACAGTAGAGTGGTGGGCAGAACAAGACATGCAAGCAAGACAGGCACTAACAGTAGACCCTTTACCTTTAGATGAAGCTATAGATAAATTCGTTACATTTTTTAAAGAAGGAAATATTTGGGGACTAGGGGCCAACTTTGATGTTGTTATAATGGAAAACGCTATGACACTATCTGGTTGGAATGCTAACAGAGATGCCAGGGACAAATACCCTTGGAAGTTTTGGGATATTTATTGTTTAAGAACTTTAATGAATGTTTTAGATAAACGTTTACCCAAATCAAATAACCATAATGCTTTAGATGATGCTAAAGCTGAGGCAGAAACACTTATTGAGATATTAAAAACATGAGAAAATTAATAAACAAAATACTATACACTTCATTCCCAATACAATATATCTTTTGGGCTTTGACAATTATTCTAATGCTCTTGGTGTACGCATTATATACACAGATAACATGAAACATACTTTAGATTATGTAGTATCAGGAACCTCTTACATGCGTTTGAGTAATCCTAATATTGCTCTTGATGATACGAATACTGGTATTGTTTCAATGCTAATAAACAAATTAGTACAAGATCAATTCAGTCATAAGTTTTCATTACTTTATAATGCACATACAGAACATTCTTTTGGTGAGAGATTTAAACCATATCACGATGCAGTACATAGTATCCATGCTGATTCAGGTGGACTTCAAATGGTTACACTTGGATTGAACATTACAGACGAACTTAAAGAAAAAGTATATAGGAATCAGGCTAAAGGAGCCAATGTAGGTATGTGCTTTGATGAAATACCTGTAATACTAACAGGAGACCGTTCAGAAAGAAACGATGTTAAAGGCAGAATCTTTGATCACGAAAACTATTTAGACTATGCTAAAAAAACTGGCCAAAATGTTAAAAGACAACTAGAAATATTTGATGAAGAAGAGAGTAGCTGTGAGCCATATATTATCTTACAAGGTAACGATGTAGAGACCTATTTAAGATGGTATGAAGCTTTAATGAATGAGATACCAAGTGAATGGCACACTAGGATCGGTGGCGTAGCAATGGGAGCAGCTGCTCTTGGAACAGGTCCTTTAGAAGATGTTAAAAGATCATTTATTGCATCAGAAATAGCAAAGATGTGGCCACGAGATAAGATGCACTTACATATATTGGGAGTAGGTTCTATAAGACGTATTATTCCTTACTTGGTCTTTGTACAAAATGGTTTATATGATAATGTAGAAATATCTTATGACTCTACTACACACAGCAGGGCGGTTGAGACAGGTCTTTTCTATCAAGGTGAGGGTACAACTAAGTTTAGTAGGCAGATGTCTAATTTATATCGCGAAATGTATCAAAACTGCATGGAAACGATCAATTTAGGCGTAGAATTAGACGAATTTCATACGTTATTAAATACTCCTAGCTTAAAAGCTAAAGATAAATACGGCAATTTGAACAAGTGGCTTTATGTTAGAACAGCTTTTATATTAATGTCAATTAGAAACTTCATGCAACACTTAGAACAAATGATGTTGAACAAGGAGGACCTTTTAAAGTTTACTGGTAAGATGAAACTTGACGGACAGTTCAGGAATCTCTATAATGTAAAAAGTAAAAGTGATTATATGGCTTGGGAAACGAATCAATATTTAGGTGGAGCGATGAAGTCAATGGCAGTAGCTAAAGAAATGCCAGTTAGTTTGGAGGATATGTTTGAATGAAGAAGTTTATTAAAGTTAGTTTTCAGAAAGAAGGAATACATTGTTGGCCTGATGCAAAAGATGTACCGGGTGTAGAGTTTTTACAACATCCACACAGACATATCTTTTACTTCTATGTTACGTTAGAAGTCATGCACGACAACAGAGAAGTAGAATTCATTTTATTTAAAAGAGAATTAGAAAAGCAATATGATATTGGAACATTACAACTAGACTACCAGTCATGTGAGATGATGGCAGAAAGTCTTATAAATTATATAGAAGAATATTATCCTGATAGAGCTACTCAAGTAGAAGTGTATGAGGATAATGAAAATGGGGCAATCGTACAGAATGATTTATTTAATTGATCTTGAGTATGTCGAGACACGATATACATCACAATGGAAAACAGAGTTTCCACAGTCATTAGCAGACCAAACAGGACAAGACATTACAGTTATAGAAGGACCTGTTATAGAGTCTGATGTTTCCTCAGGATCATTTTTAGATTTTGCTACTACCAATATCTACAAGTCAGTACAAACACAATGGATGGCACAGTTCTTTGCAGAAGGTAAAGTAAAAGACGGAGATCATTTTGTATTTGCTGATGCCTGGCATCCAGGTATTTTAAACTTAAAGTATATGGCCGAGCTATTAAATGTTAAGATTACTACACATGGACTATGGCATGCAGGAAGTTATGATGCAAATGATTTTTTAGGTAGACAAATAGGACCCAAACCCTGGGTAAGGTATGCAGAGTTAGCAATGTTTGATGCGTATGATAAGAATTATTTTGCTAGTCAGTTTCATATAGGTATGTTTGCTACTGTTATGGCACCTGGTTCTGAACAACAAGAGTATTTACAGAATAAAATTGTTAGAACTGGCTGGCCAATGGAATATTTAGATGGAGTTATTGGAGATGATATTATATCTATTTTTGAAAAACAGAATTTAATATTGTTTCCACATAGAAATGCACCTGAAAAGCAATTAGAAATTTTTAAAGACTTAGCATATGAACTTCCTGAATATGAATTTGAAAATTGTGCAGACTATGACTTAAAGAAAGTAGACTATCATGAGTTATTAGGAAAGGCAAAGATGGTATTCAGTGCTAACTTGCAAGAAACATTAGGCATATCCTGTTATGAAATTATGATAGCAGGTGGTGTACCCTTTGTTCCAAATAGGCTTTCATATATGGAAATGTATGATGACACTTTTAAATATCCTTCAGAGTGGACAGAGAATTGGGAACAGTATCAAGCCAATAAAGAGAATTTAAAAAACAGGATTAGATATTTAATGGAGAATCATAATAGTAATGAAATTCAAGATGCATTAGAGTCTAATAAAAGAAAATTAGCAGAACAATATTTTTCAGCTACAAATTTATATAAGGAGTTAGTATGATAGACCCATACATAGATTACAAATACTTTTCAACTAAAACTTATGGACACGAACAAGGTCTGTCAGCAGTTTTTCGTCAACCAAAAGCAACGCATAGTCATTGTCAATTATTACATGGTTACGCATTGTCTTTTAGTTTTAAATTTGGTTGTGAACAATTAGATAATAAAAATTGGGTGATAGATTTTGGTGGACTTAAAGATCTAAAACAGTGGTTAAAAGATAACTTTGATCACAAGGTTGCAGTGGATAAAAAAGATCCACAACTAGATAAGATTTTAGACTTACAAGAATTAGGTTTAGCAGAGGTGGTAGTGATGAATGGTGTAGGCTGTGAAAAGTTTGCAGAACAAGCATTCCACTTTGCTAATGATTTGGTAAAAGAAATATCAGGAGGCAGATGTTATTGTGTCTCTTGTGAGTGTAGGGAACATGGAGCAAATTCAGCGATTTACGAAGGCTAATTATGAGAGTAGCTCTAGTTACAGACACCCACTTTGGTGCCAGGTCAGACAATTTAGCATTTGATCAATACTTTGCTAAATTTTATGATGAATTTTTCTTTCCACACTTAGAAAAAGAAGGAATTAAAACTATATGTCATTTAGGTGACGTATTTGATAGACGAAAGTATATTAATTATAATATACTTCAGTCTTGTAAGAAGTATTTTTTCGATAAAGCGCGTGATGCAGGTATTGAAATACATATGATACCAGGCAATCATGATACTTATTTTAAAAATACAAATGAAGTAAATTCTCCTAGCTTATTGTTAGGGGAATATAATAACATAACAATATACGAAGAACCCACAGAAGTACAACTTGATAGGGAGAAGGTATTGTTTTTGCCATGGATATGCACAGAAAATTATGAACACACATTGGAAACAATTAAAACAACAGACGCAACGACATGCTTCTCACATTTGGAACTCACAGGCTACCTCATGGTTCCTGGAATGCCTAACCTTCACGGTATGGACGCTGATATTTTTAGTGAATTTGACCTTGTTGTTAGTGGGCACTTTCATCATCGCCATAGTAGAGGCAACGTTACTTATATGGGAAACCCTTATGAAATCACTTGGTCTGACTACAACGACCCCAGAGGTTTCGCTATTTACGACACGAGTAAAAGAGCTTTGGCGTACCACGATAACCCATTTAGACTTTTCTATAAAATCTATTACGACGACTCCCATTTTGAAGGTGTTAATGACATCAGTAATTTTGACTTCAATTCTATTGCTGGTGGTTGTGTAAAGCTTATTGTAAGTAAGAAGACAGACTTCAAACGGTTTGATCATTTCGTAGACAAATTATATCAATGTGGTTTGATAAGCCTAAAAATTATAGAAGACTTTTCAGAGTTTGAGGACGAAGCTATAGGTGAGGATGTAAATCTAGAAGACACCATGACATTATTAAAAGAATATGTTGACGCTGTAGAAACCGATTTAAGTAAACAAAGGATTAAAAATTTATTACAAAGCCTCTATATTGAAGCTCAAGATACTACATGATTCATTTTAAAAACATAAGGTGGAAAAATTTTCTGTCTACAGGAAACGCATGGACAGAAATACAGTTTGACAAATCACCTAGCACATTAATCGTTGGAGAGAATGGTAGTGGTAAGTCTACAATGTTAGATGCACTAACCTTTGCCCTATTCAATAAGCCATTTAGAAATGTATCTAAACCACAGTTGGTTAATTCAATCAATAGAAAACAATTAATGGTTGAAATTAATTTTTCTATTGGCAAAAGAAACTATTTAATACGACGTGGGGAATTGCCTAAGATATTTGAGATAGAAGTTAATGGTATTAAGTTAGATAAAGATGCCAACATAAGAGATTTCCAAAAGTATTTAGAGGAGAACATATTAAAACTTAATTACAAATCATTCACACAGATTGTGATGTTAGGTAGTGCGTCTTTTACACCGTTTATGCAGTTACATTTAGGAGCTAGGCGAGAGATTATAGAAGATATATTAGACATTACTATATTCACTTCTATGAATAAAGTTCTTAAAGATAAAATAACACTTTTAGAAAACCAGATTAGATTATTGGAAGGTGATATAGAAGTGGCTAAGCAAAAGGCGGAGTTACAAGAATCATATATAAAGACATTAGAAGATGATAAAAAGTCTAAAGTAGAAACAATAGCAACAGCAATTAAGGAGGCAGAAGATGCGATCGAGACGGCTAGGGAATTTGCGAAGGCGACAACAGGCGAGAAGACGGCAATGGGTGATGTCCATGAGAAGAAAAGAAGACTCGAAGAATTTAAAAGAAAATTCACACACCAAATCAACACCCACAGAAAAGACTTAGACTTCTTTCATGACAATGACGAATGCCCCACGTGTCAGCAAGGGATAGCGCATGATCACAAGGAAGTGATGACTGCCAGAGATAAAGAAAAGATTGATGAATTACAAACAGCTTTAGATGAATTAGAAGAAAAGTATGTTGAAGTAGAAACACTTGTTGAAAAGGTACTTGAGTTAGATCAAAAAATAATGGATCACAATAATGAAAGTATTACACAACAGAAAATCTTACAACGACTACAGCTAGAACTTGCTGACACACAAGATAAAGTAGGCGATATAACAAAAGAGAGAACAAAATTAAAAAAATTAGCTAAAGATGCTTTAGGCAAACAACAAAACAAAATAAAATTAACAGAAGACAGCCACTATTATGATG